AAGAGATGCTGCACCCGATGCTCGTCTCCTTGGGATATGACATGAACAAGGCGTGGAAACTTCTTACGCTGGAGAAAGAAACAGTTGTACCAGGACTAGGTGTGTCAGTTAGGCACATGCTCCAAACTCTGGGTACGGAATGGGGGCGCAGCTGTATTCACACCAATGTGTGGTTGCAATGCTGGGAACGGCGTATTGCGCACTTTGACCGGGTTGTCGTAGATGACGTGCGCTTTTTTAACGAAGCGGATCTTGTCACACGGTTAGGCGGTGAAATGTGGAGTATTGAGCGTCCTGGGGTTGCAGCCAATACGTCCCACGCCAGTGAAGGTGCCTTGGACGCCTACACGTTCACACGCCACATCACCAACCAGGGGACACTTGACGATCTACGGCGTAACGTAGAGACAGCATTGGGCGCCTAGTGGCGAGTCTGCGATATCACGCCGGTCGCATGGTCCTCATTGAGGTGCCAAATGGTTGGCGTGTACGCATCAAACCCAGGGAGGGGGACAAAGTTGAACTGCCCCTAACGAGCGCAGAGCTTGCAAATGCTGTCGTTGAGGCAGAGCAGCTTTACGCCGATGTTAGGGGTATTACCAACGTTCGTCCCACCTGTCAGCAGTGCATCCACTGGCATTTTGTCCAGGGTGCCTGTGGTCTTGGTTTTCCTGAAGGACGCACCAGTGGAGGACGTTTTGCAGGTAAGTGCAGTGCCTACTGGCCCGACTGATGTGCCCCAAGGGGCGTGGGATTGCGGAGAGGGTTACTTCATCGAAACCCTCTACGACGATCGCCTAGGGGAGCCCTACTACCGCTCTTGCTCACCTGGGGGTGCGCTGTGTCGGTACAGCTCTGACCTGTGGCAGGCGGAAATGTACGTCAAGCACCTCAAGGGGGCGCAAACTTAGTCTTCCTCGTCCTCAGGGGGTTCCAGTTCGCACCACTCGGCGATGGCAAGTTCCCGAAACCCATCCCAAAACGGCTGCTGGCGATACCATGCAAAGATTGGGTTGGATCCCTTGGCGCCGTTACAGCGGCAGCAACAAGCCACAAGATTGCCACGCACAGTTAGCCCTCCGTGCTTCCTAGGAATGACGTGATCCAGGGTGTTGGCATCCTGGCCGCAATAGGCGCACCTGTGATCCCAGTGCTCAAAAATCTGCCGCCGAAAGCGGTGCTTAGTGACCTTTTTAGGGACTAACTCTGCCCCTTGGATTGAATGGCTGATGTAACCACCATTGAGTTCGTGGCACTCGATTGAGAAGTCAACGATCTCCTCTGTCAGTTCCTCAATCCTTGAAGCCAGATTTTCAACAAGCTCATCGGGATCCTGCTGATCGTCGGAACTTGTCAGAAACATAATCTTGGCGACATTCAACCAGCGTTTTTGCACCAGGAATACAGGATCCTGGTGTTCATGCTCATAGCCCAACGGACACGCGGTGGGTATGCAAACCCATGCCCCGGCGTCGTTGCGTATGAGCTGATCCCCTGGTAGCCGTGCCCTGCAGCGTTTTGTCCGCCTGCACTGTCGCCAGGTATCACTCACTGGTTATGTGCGCCTGGCTACAGAATAGACAGATCAGCTGGCGTTTGTCTCAGTAAGGCCAGCGCAGCCGAGGTCTTCCCTTGCGGATGCCCAGGTGGACAAAGCCCTTGACTGCACCCAGGCCCACGCTGTAGTCCCAGTATCTGTCGCAAAACGCCTGCACTTTATTGATGTCTACGCCTTCCATGAAGAAGTCCACGGCGCCAACCCCTGAGGCGTCAAAGAGGTGCTCGCTGCCGCTGGCGCCACCCACTTGGCGATTGATTCCTACAGGCCGATAGCCGCTGGTAATGCGAATCGGCTTATTTCCCAGGTTGCGGCGCACGCGCTCTAGGAAGTTGGCAAGCTCTGCGGCGGTGTCGAGCTGGTACTGATGCACAAAGCGCCGCTCCTCCGTGTCCAGAGCAAACTCACCTAGACGGATGTTGGGCGTAATCCTGGCGGAGAAAGGGGAGGAGACGCTGAGCTTGGCGGGCATAGGGATGTGCTGCGCAGCAGAGCCACGTTGAAACAGCGCAAGCTCTGCTTGTCGCCGACGCGCCAAACCGGGCAGTACGCCGTGGGTGCCGCCATTCCACCTGGGTAGTTCTTGGGTGACCACAAGTGATGGGGTTTCGCCTTTGTTGATCCTGGTGCGGAGAGTGCTGGATGCCACGGCCCCCATGCCCACGTTGTACGCCCAGGACACCATCGCGGCCTGTTGCTCAGGCGCCCAGGACTTCATCGCCGGCATCAACTTCAGCAGTTCTTGGTGACGTGCCAGCACATCATCCTGAAGCATGGCGTCGGCCTTGGCCTGAGTGATCACGTCGCCGAGCTTTACGGCACGCCCATCCATGCTGGTGTTTCCCCAGCCCACGGTTGGAATGCCGACAGGGCATAGGTAGGCTTTAAGGTGACAACCTTCAAACTCCTTAATAATCCCCAAAGCGTGACCAAGCCACGCAGGATCCCCTTGCTTTCCCGCCTGGCTCCAGGTTTTGAACCAGTCGCGGTCACGATCCAGCGCGTTGGGATCAGCGGCAAGGATCTGCTGCTCCAGCTCCGTCAAGGCCGCCATCTGGTGGGGCAGTTTTTTGTAGTGATTGAACAGGTCAATCAGCTGGATCCGTTGCATCGTTCAAGTGGTATGGAGAGGTGATGGACATCGCGCCACCCAGCAGCGCAGAAGCACCAGGCTGTAGCGTCGGGTCAACGGGATGGTCTTGATACAGGGGTTCGGGCGGCGCATCCTGCGGCAGGTGAGCCTCGTACTCAGCCAAAGCGCGACTGACCTCAACCTGGGCAATGCGACTGCCAGGTTCTACTGCCAGCTGCGCTTTGGCATTGCTGGGGCGGGTAGTGAGTAGTGTCACAACGCCGCCCCCATGGCCGCCTACATCTTTGCCTTTTTACTCAGCAGACCGGCAAGGATTTCAATCATGCGGTAGACCTTGGCCACCGCAGCGTCGTCCTTGGGCGTCGGGGTAAGGTTGACGATCATCAGCGCAGTGGCATGAGCGCTGAGCAAAATCTCAATCGCCGTTTTGGCGTGCTCCAAGAAGTCCATAACCAAGAAAGGCGTCTTTACCTAAATCTAGTTGGGTCGCACTGGCGCGGAATGCACCGAAGGCATCCGAGGGATCTGCTGAATGTCCACAAGTAATGGACCTAAGAAGGCGAGAAAGGCGATGACGCCGACAGCCCATGCGAGGCGCATCTCGACGGTGCGTAATCGCCCGAAGAGACCGGTGATCTCATCGCGGCGTTCACCGAGTTGCAAGATCAGCGTTTCGACCTTGCCCTCTAGGGAGCCGAGTTTGTGGTAGATGTCGCTGTGCGACACATCAGAGCGCTCTGGCGGCACAGCGACTGTGGCATTGCAATAGCAGAGTAGCTACCGCCCCTGACCACGCATCTTCTTGCGATTGTGGTTGGGTTTGCTATTGCGGCCCTGACCCTGGCGCGACCGCTTGGGTTTACCGGGCGTGTGCTCAATACGCCCCAGGGCAGTTTTGCTCTTTACGACCATGCGCGGAGATCAGGTGGCACTAGGTTACTTGGTTAATCCAGGCGCGATCCGGGGCGAGGCTGCCTTGGTTGCGCAGAATGCGACCATCTAGGCCGTCCATCACCAATACCGGGCGACCCTGGGAGAATGCGCTGCTGAGGCCAGCTACGTTGCTGCGAAGTGGCCAGGAGTGGTCCGTGTCAAGCACTTGCACACCACGAAACCCTGGCACTTTGGCGGCGCCCCCAGGTGCAATCCAATCAGCGCCGACCTTGGTTAGCCAGTCCTGCTGGGGCTTCACCCTGCTGGCGTAGCTGGCACCGATGGGCTGCATGGAAAACTTGCGCCACCAGTTGATCACCTTGCGCTGGAACCAGTGGACGCTGTTGCGGTGAAGCTCGTTACCTACCTCAGCGGTCACGTTGTCGTAGGGCGCTAGGCGCCGCGCCACCTCCTTGACATGCGCACGTTGATACCTGTTCCACTTCCCCTTGGTGTGGACCTGCGTCGCATCCTTGGGGCCGAGGCCATTGAACGGATGATGCTCCCATCCCCTAGGGAAGAATGCGGAGAAGGCGTTGTCAAACAGCACAACACTGGTCACTACATCACGCCGCTCCGCACGCCGCACCACACGCTCCAGGCGGTCGTAGAAGGCAGGGTTGAGCTGCCCCCAGCGCCTCCAAGGAACGTCGCCGACACGCACCAGCCCTGGGGTGTTGCTGCCCCAGGTGGAGGAGTCGAGCACCATACCCTTGGTTTCAACGGTCCAGAGGCGGGTGAAGTTGCCCGTGAGTGCATCAATCCCAGTGGTGCGGCCGCTGAAGGGTTGCACTACGTCCCAGGTGTGGTTGCCGGCGCGACCCTGGAGGAGGCGCTTAGCCGACATCACTCACCGCCCAGGGGAGGGGGCGCACTTCCACGGGGTTGCTATAGGCGCCATGCAGGGCTGCCTTGATGGCGTCAAGTTCGGCGCCCAGGGTGGTTTCAACGAAGCTGATCATGCAGTCTTCAGTGATGGCGCAGAACTCGGTGAACGCATCCGGGTCTGGGTCGGCGAATGTTGCAACGCCGCTGTGGTAAACCCAGCGTGACTCGTCCCTGGTGTATGCCAAGCGGTAGTTAACACTGAGAACTACGTCAGTGAGATCGCCATGCAAGGGCGCGACAAGGAGATTTTTGAAGGTCCAGGAGTACATGATTGTCAGAGAACGACGGTGGTGTTGATGATGCGGGAATCAGTTACGTCAATGCCGGCGCGTAGTGTACGCACACGGATGTTTAGGTCGTTGAAGTTAGTAAAGGCGCCCAAGTCTCCGGGATCCGTGACACCAGCATCAATTGCTGGTATCGCGCCCGTACTTGCCTTGCGGAAGATTGTCGTAGTTGTGTCATAGCCGATACCGTTGATGGTAATACCGCTTGTTACTGCTAGACCAGTGGTGCGCAGGTTTGTGCTGACTTGCAGCAGGTTGTAGTTACCGAAGACACCCTCAAAGCCGGAGCTGCCAGAGGCCGATACCCAATACTGAGTCCAAAAACGCTCGTCAGTACCGCTGTAAACAGAGAAGTTGTCAAAGATGCTGCCAAATGCTGGACCCAAGGTGCGCCAGTAGGCAGATGATCCAGAGGAGGATGCGGTGCTCGTTGCAATTGTCGGAGTGGCCGCAGTACTAAACAAGCGCACGTTTGACCATGTGTTGTTGTAGTTCATCGTGTTAGTGCCCACCGTTCCGCTGGCCCCATCAGGTTCGCCGAACGTCAACCTCAGCGTGTCAGCGGTACTGCCTGTGAACAGGTTGGAGCAGTGTCCGGTCAACTCATAAGTGCTGACGGCATACGAACCAGCGGATTGGCCCGCGCCACGGAAGCGCACTGACGCATAGGCGCCTGTGTTTTGGCTGTTGTCGTAGCGGACATTGCCCATGAGGCACAAGCCTGCAATGACAACGACATCAGAAGCCAGCTGGATGATCGCCTTACGGCGGCTGTTTCTACTGATACCGCCAATGGTAAAATCGCTGGGCTCCATGGCGCCGATTGCGACGTTTCTCAGGGCGCCGGTTGAGTTAAATCGAACACAAGGCGCAGAGCGGAGGCCGTACACCTGACCAGCAGTACCTTCAATGACGGCCGCATCTACGGACTGTGCGCGGAGGTAGTAGTTGCAGGCATTGCTGAAGTCACCAATAGCCAGCGCTCGCCAGTTGGTAGGCGTTGAGCGATCTGCGGCAACGTATGATGTGTTGCCGCTGATGAAGAACGAATCCGGTACGTCGCTATCGCTCAGTGTTTGCTGGATGCCCCACCACGTAACTCCGACAACATCTGCGGCCTGTTCAAACACAAAACGTAGTGGGTTTGCTTGGACTAGCAATGCCGTCTGCCCAGTCCCTACATACAGGTGCTCATTGTCTGGTGAGGTTAGGAATGTCGGCTGTTTGGTGTGGTCATAGAAGTTAGCCCCGCTGAATGGCACCGTTCCACCGTTGGTGTAATCGTTTAGGTAATCCTGGGCCGTAAAATCCCAAGCGCGGATAATGGCTTGCGTTTGGAACGTAATCACACCCGTCTCCATGTACATTCCAGCACCGATACGGAACTCCACGGTTTCGTTGGAGCTATAGGCCGCATTGGCGTAGGCCGCAGCATCAGCCAAATAGCGCACAGGTTTGCCGCTGATGCCGGACGTTGGTGGATCGCTCAGCAGTGCATCAGTGCTAAGTCCTGTGCGGCCATTGACCGGATCCACGTAGACGTACTGCGTCCCAGGTCGTGCGCTAACCAATCGGTTCTGGGTGCGCCAATACTCCAGGCCTTTCTTGGTGACGACAACTGCATCGGCATTGATGGCCGCATCAAGCTGTGCATCTGTGGTACCTGAGAGGGTTGCGGTGCTGCGCAGCTCTGATGCACTGGCCAGCTCCACGCCGCCTTGCACCGTGGTGGTGGCGCCCAGGGGAGGAAGGATGGCTGTGTTGTTGACCACCAGCCGGTCAACGGTGATCTCACTGGCGGTGAGGCCATTGGGGAAGTCGGTTTGCTGGATGTCGTCCAGCGTGGCGCTGCCGATGTCGGTGACGCTCAACGTGGCGCCGGTCTCAACATCCTCCAAGCCCCTGGGAGTGATGTTGAAGCCGTCCTCGTTGCTGCCCTGTGGTACGACGCGCCCGCCGCTGTGGTTGGTGAAGTAGTAGGTGAACTTGTTCTGGGCGCTCAGCATTTGCTGCGCCGCAGGGACTGCCTTGGAGTAGTTCAGGAAGCCGGCCCACTCCCATGCGTGGCCATAAAGGCGCAACACGCTGGGGCGGCGGAACTCCACTGCCCAGTTGCCCAGGCCCGATGCCGCGCCACCGCTCGGCGCCACGGGGAAGTCAGTGGCGCTGGTGGGGTCGCGGTCACGGTCTGCTTCGGCCTGCGGCACCAATGCGTTGTGGGCAGCAGTGGAGGTGAAGCCAAGCGCTACCAGGAATGCGTAAACACCCAGGTAGTCGGCAGCGGTGCGGTATTGGTTGCGGATGGTGCCGGCGCTAGTCCATACCGTTGAGAAGTTGATCCCCAGGGTGGTGCTGTCGGCGTCATCACTGGTGTCGGTATCAAGCAGCAGGATGGGCGCCTCGGTAGTGGCTGGATCCTCGCTGCTGTAGCCGGACTCCATGTGGACGAACGCTTCACCCCAGAAGGAGGGGTCAGGCGCGGCAGTGGCGGCAGTGAGATCCGTCAGTGCCTGGTAGTGCTTGTTGGCGTATTGGACGACGATGCCGGCTCGGTAGTAGGTGCCATTGACGTAGGTGGAGGTAGGCGATGAGCGGCGCAGAATGATATCGCTGGTTACGGCAACGCCCGCCCCAGCAGCAGGGCCGGTACCAGCAGCACTGACAGTGATCACGTCATCGCCAGTGGTGCCAAGCGCTTCAGCAATGGCGCCACCAACACGAGCGGGATCCGTCTGCAACACGAAGTTGCGCTCAGGAATCCTGGCGCTGGCGGTGTTGTTAAGCCGCAGGGATACCCGCCGCTCTTCGGGACTCCTGGTATCAACAAGGCGGCGGATGTAGACCCTTTTGCCGATAGCCAGACTCAGGCCGGTATCGGGATCCGTTTCGGGTGCATCGTTGGTGCCAGATTGCTGCAGATCACCTGTGACCTGGATTTCATCTGGGGAAGAGGCGGACCAGGCGGCGGTGTCGAGCGTGGTACGCCAGTCGTCGCCAAAGGGGTTCTCAACCCACAGGCGCGTACCACTGGCCAGGGTGTAACCATCGCTGTACAGGATGGCGGGCACATCATCACTGGCCGAGGTGGTGGCCAGGGCAGTATCCAGCGTGATGGTGCTTGAGGTGTAACTATCAATGGTGCCCAGGTAGATGCGGCGGAGATTGCCCGTCTTGGCACTCAGGTTCAGCGGAACGCGGACGTTGCCAACGGTCCAGTTCTTGTCTTGGGGGAAGGAATAGGTTTTGTAGCCCTTGGAGACTGCAGCGCAGCCACCGAAGCTGCTGTTGCTGTTTGTAATGGTGATTTCACCGCCCTTATCGGTGAAGTGATGGATGCCGTGGCCAATGGCAAACACCGATACCTCTTGGATGAAGGCATCGTTGATAGCAGTGATGTGCCGGCTGCGACGCTCCGGCTTCATACGGATGTCATCAGGCGAGGCGCTGATGTACTGCGCATAGGTGGTAGTGGTCCAGGATCCGGCCGAATACCGCTGCCAGGAGGTCATGTCCTTCTGCAGCGACACCCCAGTGAAGTTGGCGGTCACTATGGACTTGAGGCCCAACACCTTGTAGCCATCGGCGAAGATGCCGCCCATGCCGTAGTCCGACCGCACTGAGCAGTTGAACACATAGGGCGAGGCCGACGCGGTGGTATCCCACGCCTCCGTGGGAGTGTCACCCGCCACGATCGGACCAACGATCTGGTACTCGGTGCCCCTGGTGACGGTCAGTGCAGCGCTGAGGTCCGCGCCAGTGCCGACAGCGGAATACACCTTGGCGTAGAAGTCATCCAGCTCAGCCTTGCTGCCGAAGTGGAACGCATCTAGGAGGTGATGGCTGGTCGTAACACCAACCTTGTCCATGAAGGTGTAACCGAAGAAGTAGCCGGTTCCTGTTACCTTCAGCATCCCTCGGCGGTTGCTGTAGTCAGCCGCCTCATCTGCAGCAGCCGGAACCCAGGACGGGCGAATGGTGGTTTTGCGTAGATCCGGGCCGCAGAGGGAGCAGCCACGGGGCAGTAGCACACCGCCAACCGTGGCGGGGTTGAAGGCAATCAGCTCCGCCGTAGTCGGATCCTTGCTATCGCCCCAGGAGGTAAGCGAGATGCTGGAGCTACCGGGATCGGTGTAGAGAGTGTGGACGCCAGGGGAGAGGAGGATGCTGACGCAATCGACATGCGCCCTGGGGTCGGTGTAGGTGTACCAGCTCTTGCTGGTGATGATCGCTGCCTCAATGACGGCGCGGTTGATCGTCTTGAACGGACGTTGAGGTGAGTAGCCGCATTCCAGCCGCTGCAGCTCCAGCCGCTTTAGCTTGCTGGCGATGATCTCCTCATCGGTGGCGCCGCTTTCATGTGTGTTGTATGAGCCGCCAACGAACTTGTCGGAGCCGGTGTATGGGTTGACATAAAGCGTGAAGGGTGCGCTAAGGGGATCGGCTTGTGCGGCGGAGCCAGACGATACTGCAGCGGAGCCGGCGATCTGACGCATCAGATCGTTCAGTGCTGCGATCTGCTCCTTGAACTGCGCAATCGAAGCGGCGGTATCAAGGGCTCCGCTTTCGCCCGCCAGCTTCAGGCTCGTCATTTCTATGGGTCAACACCATGATGCCCTTAGCTTAATGGTGCAGTCACCAGTCTGATTCGACCTGTGGAGATGAAGTCAGCGCTCATGCTGATTAGCTCCTTGGCGGCAACATTAACCGAGGTCTTGGAGAACAGGATTGCCGTCTCGTAGCACATCGGCTCGTTGAGTGTTGGCGCTGAGGCGGGCGGCGCCACCACGAACCGAGCGGTGGCCTTGGCGCCTGTTTGCGTCAGCAGCATCAGCTTCAGCAAGGTGCTTGCTGGGTGCTTGGTGGTGTTCTGCCGGTAATCGATGTCTGCTTGGAACGACCCAGCACCACGCAGCAGCCCCTTGGTGGATTCGCCGAACTCCTGACCGATGGCATTGAGGTCAAGCATGTCCACATTGGTTTCAAACACCCAGGAGCTGAGGCAGGCCACCAGCTTCCAGCCGCTGCCCACACCACCCAGGGTGTCAAGCTCTGCCGCCAGAGTCGCCTGCAAGGTTGCGCTGAGGAAGGTTTCGCCTGTCTGTTCCCCCTGGGGCGTGGCGGAGGCGAGTTCCTGGTTCAGCGCGGTGATAGTGGATGTGGTGTAGGTGCCTGAGGGTGCGGCTAGTACAGCAAAAGTGCCGCAGTCCACGTTGGCAAGTGGCAGTCCACTGGCGCCAGTGCCGTTGATGGCGTCAATCTCATCGGTGTAGAGGGTGACGCTATCCAGGTCGTCGCGGTTGGCGTAGTAGTAGCCGCTCGTGGTGGCGCTTAGGTTGGTTTCGTAGAAAGCCCGCTCGTCTCCTCCCATTCCGGTGTCATACATTGCCCCGTGCTTGGTACGTGCCAGCACCGCAGGGCCTGTGACATACGTGCCGTCGTTGTAGAAGCTGTGCCCGTCAGGACACGGCGCATAGATTCCACCACTGGGGATCACCGGCACACCCCTGGGGCATACCAGGGCGATGCGGTCACCGCTCCACACCGCTGGCTCGGACAGGTCGATCGTGACAGGCGTGCCATCCACGAGGCGATTGCCCGCAAGGATGGCCGGCGCAGGCCACTCCCTGGACATCGAAACCTGGCCGTTGATGCCAAGGACTGCCACTAGAACACTCCAGAGGGTTTGCCGGAGATGACGAAGTTGACGCTGACGCTGGTGTTATCGCCAACGGAAGTGGTAACGCCGATGCTGGACAGCAACGCCGTACCGGAGATGGTGCCCTGGCTTTGACCTGTGCGCAAAATCATGGTCAGAGATTCGCTAACGCTGTCCTCGTCGGAGAGGATGCGGTTCATCACCTGCTGCGTCGCTAGGTCGTCGGTTTTGTAGAGCAGGGTGGCGGTGCCGCTGGTGTTACGGCGCCCGTAGGCGTAGGTCTGATCTAGATCGCCGATGCCGCTGGTATCCAGGGTGTCCCGGTTCAGTGTCAGCGAGGCATTGGTGACCTTGGCGATCTTGGCGCCGTTCCACCGGAGTTCGCCATGCGTACCGTTAAGAATCGACATCAGAATCGCAGCTCTGCCCTCAGGGACACTCTAGTGCTGTAACGCCGCCCGGGGACACGCTCCATTACTGGTGGCTGCCCTTGGGCGAAGTACCACAGGAGGCCAGTTCCTTCCTGGGAGAAGATGTTGCGGAAGGTGGTGCTTGTAATGCCAGAGAATACCAGTGCCGGCACGGAGAGATCAGTAATCGGTCCCTTGGCATCTAGGTAGGTCTGGGTGATAGCTTCTGCCTGGGATTCGGTGATGTTGTTGTATGCCAGGTCCAGCAACGCATCTACAGGTTTGCTGCTCCAGATGCGGTAGCTGCGCACACCGGATTGCGCCACGGATTCGGTGATGCTCCACGTCGGCGGCGTGAAGCTGCAACCTGTGGGCTGGATTGGGGGGAAGGCTACGGTCATCGAACGATCTCCCAGCTGCCGGCGTCATCCCAATTCTGAATCATCTCCAGGTAGCCAGACGGATCCGTTGGAGCGTGGAGCGCGGCAATGTCAAACTTGCCATCATCCGTTGGTGTGATGCTTGTGATCTCGTAGGTCTTCACCTCACTACCAGGCACCTTGCGGACGAAGACGATCCCCCTGGGGGTAGCGGTGCCATCTTCGGCAACCACCAGATCCGTTTCCCATGGTTCGTCTTCGCTGCCGTCCCAGGCGATGATTGGGCCGCCGGCAGATACGTCTGTAGTGCTGATCACCTGCCCAGAGGTGGTGACGGCACCGCTGCTGAACTCGTCATAAACCGTGGTGTCCATCGCCACGCGGATGTAGTCACCGGGCTTGATGCCGGAGCAGATCGCCTCAATGCCGTCATAGGTGGTGGTGAAGGACACCAGATGAGTGCGGACGCTGCGGTTGCGCAGCTTAAACTTGGCTACATCAATGGCATGGGCCTCGCTGGTGACATAGCCGGTGAGGTCTACAGATTCCACGGGCGCCGTATCGCTGACGCCTGCCTCACGCACAAGCACCTCGCGCTCCACAGGGAATAGGCCTGGGCTTGTGGGGGCAGTGCTGCTACGCTCCTCGCGCCACCGCACACTGATCTGCGTCGGGGTGCGATCATCAACGGGCACGGTTTCAAAGCGGAAGCTGCCCTCCTCAATGTTGCCGGCAGTGAACAGCGCCTTGATTGGTGCTGGGTCAAAGGTGAGGGCAGGCGCCAAGCTGTAACTGCCGTTCACCTCGCGGAAGCTCAGCAGCATCGTGGCAGCCGTGTCCGCAATCCACTGCCGAGGAGAGTCTGTGGCCAACATCACTGGGCCATCAAAGAAGTAGCGGCGGTCCTGGCACCACTGCGCAGCTTCCTGGAAGGATGTGAGGTCAATCAAATCGTCACTGATCCGGCCTGGTCCGTACTTGGGGTTCGTCAAGCGATCCAGAGCGATGTCGGGGAACAGATGCGAGGCGCCGACGGTGAGGCTTTGCAGCAGGCGGCGGATCTTGGCGCCTGCGGTGATATAGGCGGAGAGCTGACGGAACTGCGTCCACTCAAACATTGATCGAACGTTGATACCAATGAGCGCCATCCCTGGGTATAGCGGGGTGGCGTCGTTCTCCAGGATCTCGTTGACATAGACGATCTCGTGCTCTGGGGAGTTGCTGGCAGTGGCTTGGATCTCTTCGTAGATGAACTGTTCTGCCAATCGGCCCCAGCTATCGGCGTAGTTGAAGTCATCTGGGTACGGCAGCCCCATGGAGGCGTCGCGTCGCGTTTGCGTTAGACGAAAAGTGGATCGCGCTCTGCTGACGACAACACCATTGAATGTGGCCGTAACTGTGACGCCACCCGTGGTAGTGGTTTTGGTCAATACGCCTTGGAGCTTGGAGTCCAATACGCACAGCTCCCCAGTGGCGATACTTTGGCGGATCTCCCATGCGGTGAGCGGTTCAATGCGGTACTCCCAACGGTCCTGGTATGGCATCTCTAGGCGGATGTAGTTGAACATTGCCTGCTGCGTGATGCCACGTACACCGAAGCACTGATCCAAGGGTGTGAAGGTTGAATCGGAGTACCGGCGATAGCTGATGCGGAAGAAGCTGTAGCGCTGGTCAATGGTGGTAGAGGTGCCGCTTTGGTACTGATCAACCTTGACCGTATTACCGCGCTTGATCTTGTCACCTTCACGCGATAGGCAGCCTCGGTTATCCGCGTCTTGAAAGCTCAAGGTGTTGCGGAACCTCAGCAGACCGGAGATGCTGACGCCCATCGCGGAACGAATGCCAAGTTCGACAATGCGGCACTCTCTGGATGTAACGAGGTTTGCCAGGGCAACACGCATCAGGTGTGGGCCAGAGCTGCCGACCGCACGTGCCGTGGAGGTGAGCCCATCGGCCTCTAGGTCGGCTTGGGTGTATTGCGCTGCTTGCCCGGCACGTACCACCTCAAACGTGGCGCTGATGGACTGGCCGGAACCTGCGGTGAGCGTCTCAAAGTCGCTGATGAACAGGGCGTCGTCTGGCGTGCGGGCGGTGCATACCGCAAGTGCTGAGCCAACCTTGTACAACTCACCAACGACGATGGCATCGTCATAGGTGCGTTGACGTGCTGCCACGGCGCTGGCGGCATCATCTGCCTTTTCTGTGTACAGGTCTTTTTCGCTGTAGTCAAACTGGATGTCGGCCTGGGTGGCAGATGTTGTTACAGCATCCTCGGGAAACTTGATGTCAACTTTGAAGTCAGAAGTGATGCCGATGCCGTTAACAACGGTGGAGGCGGAGTACGGCAGCGTTGTGAAATTATCCCCAGAACTGTCGCGTGCGTAGAGGCGGTACTCGCGCACAACAACGACAACGCGGAGCGGTTGTCGTAGCTCTAGGTCGCGGCTTGTGTTGTTTGCTCTCAGCCAAAAGTCAACGTGATACGAGCCTGGTGCTGGGACGTTACCTGATGTGCGGTAGAGAGCAATGATGGCGGCATCGTCAACAGTGACCGTAGATGTCACACGCTTGTTGATGGTGTCAACAGTCGGCGTACCAAGGGTGACAGTAGCCTCTAATGCTGCAGGCGTAATAGCGGACGATAGACCAGGGAATCCCCCGGAGAAGGTGGGCCTGATGTAGGTAGTGTCAATTTCGCGGACCTCAACCTCCATCGTCCATGTGTCGTCCTCGTCGTCGATGCCGGAGAACTCGGTGTTGAAATCGCTGCTGCGATACAAGGTGTAGGTAAAGGTGTCGCCGACGGCGTAGCTGACACTGCCTGATGTTGCGCCGACAATGCCAGACTTTGTGGAGAAAAACGCCTCGTACTTGGCGCGTTGCGTGGCTACAACCTCATCGACATCGCAGGCCACGATGGCATTACCTTCATCACCTTTGGGCTTCAACCTGGCGGTGTATTTGGGCCGCACCACGGGGTTGAGTTTGTATCCCAGGTTGTTGCCGATGGGGGAGTAGACGCCGAACGTGGTATTGGTGCTGGGCTTGATAGAGGCGCAGAAGTCCGGCGCCCAGGCGTTACCAAGGCTTTGGACCTGGAACACATCACTGGCACCGTCGTTTTGGGCGTTGCCGTTGTCATTGGCGGCGAGGCGGCCCAGGATGCGGTCTGCGGAAGTAAGGCGCCCGCCATTGGAGCGGTAGTAGATCGTAAGGCGACTGCCGGAGCCATCACCACCCGCCAAGTCATAGCCGCCGATGCTGTTGTCGCCAATGGCGAACCCGCCTAGGTCGATGGCCTCCACATCGCCTTCGCCCAGGAGGAAGACGGCGCGGAGCATCTGGCTACCACCCAGGCTCCAGATTTGCGACCAGAGGAGGGAGGTGTTGGTACGGACACCGCCGTAGGTGTAGCCATCTAGGGTCTCGCGCTTGGTGTAAAGCACAGGGATCGGCGCCCCAATGCCAGCCACCTCCTGGATGGCATCAAAGCCAGCACGAGGAGCGAAGCTGCTGTTCTCAAGCTGGTTGACGCCTGTGCGCTGCTTGACCTTGAGTTCAGCAGGGCGGTTGTTGCCAACACGTGGCTGCAGCAGGAAGGCGATGATCTGAAAGCCCACGCCGATGGCGGTGAGCACCAAAGACGTAATCGCCAGCGTGGTTGCGGGCTCACCGGCTACCACCGCAGGTTGCGGCCCCTTGTGCGCCCGCTCGAGCAGGTAGTCCTTCCAGGCCAGGTACTGCTCGTCTGTCAGCCCCAGTACTGAGGCGATGTAGCGATCAGACGGCAGCACTTCTTAGTCTCCACAGCGTCCCTGTTTTTGATGCTACAGGCCTCCAGATCACTCCACGGGAATGGCTTACGGTCAGAAATCCACCGTCCACGAACACACCCATTCCCAGAGGGCCGCCTGGTTTGTAGTGCAGCTGCAAGCACCCTAGACCCGGTGCGTCCCATGGCTCCAGGTACTGACGCCAGATGCGGAACAGGGGCAGCCATCTCCCCTGGGCGGCCAAGTTGAACCATAAGGCGTCAACTGGGGGAGCGTCGAAACCCTGGGCGGTGAGGATCTTGACGGCGATGATCGCGCAATCTGCTGCGATGCCATCGTCTGGATCCGCCCCCAGGCCGTGTGGTAGTCCGATCCAGCGGACGTAGTTAATCACTGGAGCGTCAGGGTGCCAGTGGTGGGCAACGCTCCAACCATCGACTGGGATAGCAGGCGACCACCGCGCTGCTGCACTGAGTCCAGGGGGGAGGCGAGCTGCAGCACCACGCCGTTTTTGGAGCTGTCGTATTGGACCTGCGTGCAGGCCCATAGCTGCTCGGTGAGCACTGTTTGCAGTGCAAAGCTGGCGCGGTTCAACTTGACGGTCTTCACCTCCAGCAGCCAGTCCTCGTCCGCCGCTTGTGCGAAGACGTTCAGGGTCAGCTCGTTGGCGACGCTGGCAATAGCCGCCTCCGCCCTGTCGCCGCCCAGGGTGGCGCCGTTGGTCTGCACTGCAACCGGGCGATAGGGGTAGAGCACACCGCCAAGCTCTTTGTCCTCCCCTGGGAAGAAGTTTTGCGCGGCCCAGGTGGTGTAGGTGCCGCTGCGGAGCTTGAAGCGGAGGAAGTGGCAGAGTTCCATCAGGCGATACCAAGCGAACGGCGGACCTGGGGATTGTTCTTCATGCGGCGCTGTGCAATCTGCGCACCACGGGATGCTGCAGCCTGTCCGATGCGCTCCGCTTCATCCCTGGTGACGAACTCCTGGCTGTTGATCACCGTGGATTCAAAGCGGATGGCACCTTCGGTGGAGCCGGTGGTGAAGTCCTCATCCTGACGGCTGAACGGCACTTGGAGGGGCGTCTTGTCCTGGCCGCGCATGTACGGCACTGCGCGAACACCAAGGTCACCGGATGGTGTGCGCTGCAGGGGCAGGATCGCCTCAGGGCCTGCTTCGCCCATGACACCCGGCGCAAAGCTGCCGCCTTTGGCAAAGCGGAACATCGTGGCCTGGTTGACGATGCCACCCTTGGCGTAACGCTCCAGGTGGCCTTGGGGGGCAAAAATGCCGCCTTTGGCGAACACGGGGAACGATGCTTCAGCAGGAATCGGGCCAGCTGCGCCAAAGGAGAAGTCACCCACAGGATTGTTGGCGCTGAAGGATGTGGGTCCACTGGCTCCTGCCGCACTACCCGCCAGGCCGAAAATCTTACCCACAGCCTGCAAGGTGATCATCACCAGCAACTGGCCGATGATCTCCTGGGCCATTTTGAAGAAGCTGTTGGCGACGCTTTGGAAGAAGTCGGCAAGCACCTGCTTGGCGGAACCGGCACCAGTGATGAGTTTGTTGAACGCATCACCGAAGGCATCGCCGATGTTGTTGGCGGAGGTGACCACGATATTGCCGAGGTTGCTCAGTTCGTTGAGGGAGCCGGTGGTTGCAGCAAGACCGGCCTGTATGCGCTCTATGTTTGTTGCCGCTCTACCAGGCCCCTCAGCAGCGGCATTTACTACAGCCTCACGCTGACGTTGCAGCTGGGTTAGGGAGCGCTCTAGGTCAGCGGTTGAGATGCCCTTATTTGCTGCTCGGACTTCAGCAATAGCCGCCTTAGTTATGGCAATTTGCGTATCTAGTTCCTCTTTCTTCAGTGTTACGGCGCGTTCAAACTGGATAATGCGCTGTGCTTCTGCAGGGAGCATACCCTCTTGTACAAGACGCAGATATTCTTTGGCGTCTGAGAGCTGCATCTCCTGTTGCTTTCTGTAATTACTTATGTCTTCACCTGCGCTACGGACAGCCTCGCGATTCTGGAGTTCTTGCTTGAATCTTTCCGTGGCTAGCTGCCGAATTGCGTCTTCGCTCTTACGACGAGCGTCTACAGCTTTTGCCTGTGCCAAGGCATTGATGTGAGCCCGCTCGCCCTCGTAGTTGGCATTACGGAGGCTTGCAATGCGCTCCGCCTCAATCTGGGCCAACTCCTTGGCGAGTTCTGTCTGAAGAGCTAAGCCTTCACGACCATCACGACGAAGATCGCGGATGCGGTCTTCGTACTCCGCTACTTGGATAAATAGCTCCAGCTGAGCGCGCAACTCCATGGTGCGATCCTCAGGCGGTTTGGGGCCTTTCTTTTCTTTTGCTCCTTCTGCGGAGGCTGCGTCTAAACCTGTAGGAAAAGCGACACTGCTTTGAGGGGTAGGCAACCCAGGGGATTTAGATTGTGTTGCTTCAGGTCTATTTGCCATACCTTCCAGGCCGGCCACGACTGCTTTGCCTGGATCTAGGCCGAACATACGGGCAACCCAACCAATAGGAGTTGAGCTGTTAACCATGTTACGCACCGTGGCTTTCCACCTATCTGACACAGCTCCGAACGCTTGTGCGAATACAGCCTGTATAAAATCAGCAACAGCCCGGAAAGCCGTACTCAGGAAGCCGAGACGATTGAAAATGATGTTTCCTGCGCCGTTAAACGCAGAGGAAAAGAAAGACGTGAACGTCGTCCAGCGGCTTGTCCACGCACTAACTATATCGTCAAACTGGCGACGCATCTCAGCTATGTATGTGCCTAGCCCTCTAATAACATCGCCAATGGCATTGAAGCCTGCAACAACACCGCGTACAAAAGCAACAATAGTACCTTCGTTGTCCTCAAAAAAGTCTGCAAATACAGTCTGAAAAGCAGCACCCAAGGGTTGCAGTTCTTTGCCTATTGCTTCCTGTGTGCGCCCCCAGGCTGTGGCAAGACGGCGACCGGCGGCCTCACCGCTTTGTGACATAGCAATCACATTTTTGCCATACTCCGTATTGGCAAGACGCACGAACTTCATGAAGTCATTAAGGGTCACCTGACCCTTCTCAAGCATCTTGTCCAGCTCAGCTGGCGTCTTGCCGATTGACTCTGCAAACAAGGTAAATGCACCTGGGAGACGTTCACCGATCTGTCCTCGAAGTTCCTCAGCACTTACCTTGCCCTTGGAGAAGATCTGAGCTGTGGCCAGCAGCGCTGCATCAAGGTCAGCCAAAGTTCCGCCTGTACCTAGGATGGCACTGGAAACACCAAGGAACGCCTCCTGGGCAGCCGCAACATCACCCCCAGCCCCTAGGACCGAGGCGGAAAGCTTGGTGAAATTCCTAGTGACCTGCTCCTGGGGTATTGCAAGTGCCCTGGAGGTCTGGTCAATGAAGGCCAAGCTCTGTTGGTAGGCGGCGCTGTCCTCCACCACACCGCTCAAGGCGCGGCGTTGTTGATTGATGGCGGCGGCGTACTCAGCAGTAGCACTAGCAGCCTGGCGTAACATCGCAACCTGGGCGCCAATCGCGGCCCCAGCGAACGCACCACCAACACCACCCAAGGCGCCACCCGCAACGCCACCCAAGAAACCCTCAGGGCCGCCGAAGATGCCGCCGGAGATGGCTGCACCTGCGATTTGGGTTACACCCTGGGCAGTGATGCGGCGCTGGCTGTTACGTTTCCGATCTGCAATGTCAAGGCGCCGATCAAAATCAGCCAGTTCTGCGTCAAAGGCGCGTTTACGTGCTTGCCCCTCTAGATCCAGACCCTCTAGGAGTTTGTCGTATTCGCGTTGTCTGTATTTCTCCTGTATCTTGGCGCGCTCGTTTAGGCCACGCTCCATGGCATCGTTGATACCTTGCATGGCGCGTTCAACGCCTTGCTCTGCCTGCCTTACCTGGGCAGATACGGGCTGAGGTCCAATAGGGCGGTCGTATTGCGTACCAGGGCTATAGGGCGTAGAGCGGAAAGGTGGAGCGATGAATACACCACCTGGTCCACGCCCTGCTTGGGGAACGGCACCAAACTCTGTAGTACGCCGCCCTGCAACTTCTAAGGGATTGGCAGTGGTAGCTAGCTCTTGAATGCTGGCAACTTTCTGAGCACGACGCATCGCGCCTTGCTCTACTTGCTCCAGCTTTTTATAGGCAGATACAGTGCTATTTAAGTCAGCAATGTAATCACGCTGCGCTTTACCTACTTCTTTGAGATCCTGGGTAAGCTGTGTGTATAAAGGAGAGTGCAGCTGAGCTTGCTCTCTTACCCCTTTAAGCGCAGTTTCCAGCCCCTTTAGCGTCGCTTCGCTATTCTGCGCCTGCTTGCCATAGTCTAGGATCGCCTTCCTGGCTTTCTCTAGGACTGCATCACTTTGATTAACCGTTGCATCTAGGCCACGGAATGCGCTTTTTAGCTTGGCAAGCTCCTCATAGCCCTCAATCCCCAGCTTGACAAGGATGGGTTGTACTTGACTAGCCACCCCGTTTGCCCCCCTGGTCCTTGTGAAGCTCGTTTAGCGCCGCGATTTCCATGACCTGGATGTCGTCCAGCATGGTACGGCGGTCCTCAACATCATAGAGGTCAAATAGTCCGCCGGAACACACCAAAACCTCGTATCGCAGACCCGTGTAGCCCGCCATGGAAACGGTCCACTGGGTCTGCATACGCAGGAACATTGACACCGCCTCCCAGTTCTCATCCCACACCACGCAATGCTCCTCCTGGGGAGTGGAGGAGGAGGGTATAGAAATGCCGAACGCCTTGGCGTCGTCCTGGGACTTATCTTCGATTTTCTTGCTGCCAGACGCCCAGTACCTAGCAACCTCCTTTAGTTTCCCGCCCTGGCTCCCTCAAAGGTTTCGGTGTACGCCTTGAGCACGCCGCGAATCCAGTAGGGATCGTCTACGAACTCCTTCAAGGTCGCCAGGGAGAAGGGGATGGGTTGGCCGTCTTCGTCGGTGATGCCTTCCCAGTCCACCATGATGGTTTGGAGCAGCTGTGCGTCACCTTTTTCGCTCAGCTTGCTGAACTCCTTACGTCCCACACGCTTGAACACTGCATCAAACGAGGAGGAGTCAAAAGTGCCACCATCACTGGGCTCCTCGATCGTGACAGGCCATTTGAAGGTTTTAACCTTCTTGCGGACGAACGCCATGTACCTGGGAATAGCTTGGTTGTACAGCAAAATATAGCCCAGGTTTTTACACCTGGGCTTTGTACTACAACCTATCCCTAGGATCAGGTATAAATAAGGCTGAACTCATCGTTCCCCGTGGTGCTGGGCACAAACGTCACTGGGATGCTCAGCATGTGGATACCATCCTGATCGGTGTACGAGGGGTCACCAATGTCCACCCTGGTGGAAGCGAAGTCCACGATGTTACCTGCGGTCTGCCCGTGCTGGAACAGCAGATTGCCCAGGGTGCCATCGCTAAGGGCTGCGGTGAAGTAATCCTTGGCGGCGATGGTGGGGGCCTCGATAACCACCGTGCCAGTGCTGGCACGATCGGTGATGAGCACCTCCTTGTTGCAGGAGATCAGCTCACGGTAGACAAGGGTGTTGCCCAGGTCAAACTCCACGGACTGGAGACAACCCACATAGGACAACAGCTGGAAGTCCGTGGTGTTGCCATTCTTGAACACCCTAGGGGTGGCCTGGTTGGCGTAGGTCACAGACGGCAGCGCCGTGTCGGTCGGCGCGTTGTAGATCCCGGTGAAGGTGAAGTTGATTTGGGGGATCTCGCCAACAGCACCACTGAGGGTAAAGGTGCCCCTGGCGCCAGTGACCTTATGCAGCACACCATCAATGTTGTAGTAGATAGTGACGCTGGAAAACGCAGAGGAGACGGGGGCGTAGGTCACCGACGTACTAGCAACCACGGTCTCGCTCAGCCCACACGCTTGGAGGGCCTTGCCGTACTGGGGGGCAGTGCCAGCAGTACCGCTACCGGCGAGTTCGACGCTGAACGTACACTCCACCCTGGTGTTAGCCAAGAGTTGCTCCGATGCGCCCAGGTAGGGGCGCACCAGATCTCGGCTAACAACGTCGCTTTGCAGGGGCACAATGTTCAGATCGCGCACCAGCACGGCATCGCTCCCCGTGGGGATGGGATCAGTGCCGTAGGTGCCTTCCGTCTCAATCAGGATGAGACGCTTCCGTGTCAGGAGCGGCATCTGTGGTTACCTCGGGATTCTCTGGGGTGGGGCGGACTTCTTCCGCAGGTGACGTGCGAAAAACCAGCGTCCGAAGGCCGGTCTCAGGATCCAGGAGGTAGGAACCACCCTGCCCCTGGTACTCGTCTTCAACAATAAGTGCAGGGGGTTGGTACAAAGATCGACGACGGCTCATGGTGTGGCATCCAGGGCAGCGACTTGAGTGCGGTACTTGATGTCGTACTCGCAGGAGATCAACCCAGCAGGCTGATCGGCTTCAATTAGATTAAACGCCGTCTGTGATGGCTGAATATCAATCGCCAAGCCACCTAGGGTGAGATCCGCCATCAGCTTGCTGTGCATCGACACCATCGTGGGGTCAGCCGAGCTGTCTGGGACCGTTCCACGCACGATGATGGTCACACGGACCCGCAGCAGCGCATCCAGGGTGGGCAAACTGGTCTGCTGCGTGTAGGTGATGCTAATAGGCTCGATAACCAAGGCTGGGGTTTCGCTGCGCCCCATCGCCTCAACCCTGGAGCGCCAAATGCGAGTACCTACACCTGCGGTGCCCGCAAGTACCGTGGCAAGCTGGGCCAGGATTTGTTCGTTCTTACTTGCCACGATCTATGCGCTACCTGGATCTAGCGTAGTTCGGACCAGGGACCAGGATCCGCCTTACCGGAAAGTATGACCAGTGCGCGGCGGTAGTAATGCGTATCAGTCTTTCCCGCCTTTTCTAGGGCCTGCTTAACTGCAAACCACTTTTCCCTGGTTTGTGCATCAATCACACCTACCAAACCTCCAAAGCGACTACAGGTTGTTTGAAGTCTAGTGACAGCGAAAGATTAGGATTTCCACGTCCCAGACACGTTTGAAGAGACGGCGGTAACGCTTTTCCACGTGCCCGCCACATTCACATAAACAGCAGAAGCGGTTTTCCAAGTGCCTCCAATGTTTACCCATACATTGAGGCCGCTAGGTGGAGCGGCGCTTGGCCCGACTGCTACGAACGGCTGACCTAGGTAGGCGACATCCAGAGAGGTCGTACCTAGCGCCTTGGCTTCAACCTGGACAAAGGGCTGCCCGAGGTGGGCGATGTCCAGGGTTTGGAGATCGGTGTTACTCGGCAGGGTCATCGGGGGTTACCTGGGTGCGGGCCTCAACGAATGCAGCGGCGGCGTTCTGGATCTCGTCCATTGTGGGGAAGTGGTCAAACTTGAAGAACTGCGCCTCGTCTTCAGTAAGTACGACACGGGCGTACCACTTGCCCGCCATGTCCTGTTCAACAGCGTGGACGTGATAAGTCATGGTCATGCTTGAGAGATGGTCATGTCATCCACCCAGCCCGAGAAGGTGGTGCCGCCCCAGGCTTCGGCGGTGATTTCCACCACACCCACCTCGGTTGGGGTGAAGGTGATGGTTAGCTCTTCCCAGGTGTCGGCAGCGGCGGTCATGGCGCTTACTACATCGGAGCTGACGCCGGCAATCTGGCCACCTTTGCAGACGAGGCGCATCGTGAGGTTGCTGTCAGTGCGGCGCATCCATGCTTTGACGGTGACAAGGCTGTTGGCGGCGCAGGCGACTTTGGCGAGGGAGAAAATGATGGGGCGTGATGAGTTCCACGATTGCGTGCTAGTGGGCTGAATCTTCCAACTGATGCCGCCGGCAGTTTTGCGTTGGTCGATCGCTGAGCTTATGACTACTCCGTGAGAGACTATTTTATGGTTATTTGCGGTTTGGTCGTGGTTATGAGAATAAAAGTAACATTCTGTGCCGTTAGTGGCTACCTGGAATTCTTCTGATTCTTCAAATAGACAGTTATACAGATAAACAGTCCCTTGCGAATTAGTATTTCGCACAGACCCGATCTGGTTGTCACCGAAAGTGCTATTCACAATCTTTCCTCCAGTGGCAGCGCCTGGAACATCTAGAGCAAAATTACCATTATTAAAGCCATTTAACTGTATAGAAGAAAAAGGAGATGCCCTGAAGTTAGTTATGCCTGTGTTATTGCTATAAACATTCCCCAGGTTTGCTATCTGATTTCCGGCGGTGTTTTGGCTGAGGGGGCTTTGGATATTAGCGCACAGAGCGCCTGTTGTAATTTTTCCAGCAGTACCAATGATGAGAGCATTGCCAGTATTATTATTGGCGGCAATTAACGAAAGATCAAGTCCGACACCCTGAGTTTGATTGCTAAAAAATAGGGCACCAAATCTAACTCCGGCGATCTTGTTCAGTGTTAACCAGGAGTGCGAAGCTGTCAAAGCTGTTCCATTTCCATTCACCCCATCTAGCCAGGTCTCCAAGTTCTGCGTGCTCATTGCAGTCCGGTCCCAGCCACCGCTGTAGGTAATGGGGCTGCCGTCAGTGCCGGATTCTGAAATGCTATGCAGCGGTGTACTAGATGATGCTGCCGGTCCTAGCTTGATCGTTTCGCGCTTCCACGTTGTCACTGTCTCGCTGGTGCCGTAGTAGCCGCGCACAGCAGTCTCAATTGGCGTGTTGTTTGTACTAGCGTCAAGCATCACGCGGGTGCCGTTGATGCTTTGGATGCCCCAGAAGGTTTCGCCTGTGGTGTTCTTGCCGATTAAGCTGGTCAGCGTAAGGCTGTCGGCGGCGCTGCTGGCTTTGCAAGCGATGATGTTGCTGAATACATAGCTAACGCCAGTCGTAGTGCTTGGATCAGTATTTACAAAAAGACTGAGGCTTGCAATTGAGCTTCCTAAGGCTGCGCCTGTATCTACCGTGACTACTTGCCATCTACTGTTTGAGGGAACGGCAGGAATAGAAATTGTATTGACAACAGTATCTCCGGTGGTATCAGAGCAAAGCCGTAACTCAAGTCGGTTGGCCGGTAAAGCAAGTCCTACATTTATCCAAAATGAAACTTGTTGGTAACCGGATAGATCTAATGTCGCTGGCAGTGTATAATATGCTGCTTTTCCAGTAGTAAAAGCAGTGGCAATTGTAATCGTATCCGCATTGCTGTGTTCCTTAAATGTAGATGTAGTAAGACTTGTGGTCACGTTTGTACTAGCCACCCACGACGACCTGCTCGGACCAGTGCTGGCGATGTTTTGCGTGACGGGGCTGGTCAGCATCACGCGGGTGTTATTGCGGAGGCGCACGGTGCCTCCGCTGGTATAAGCGGCATTACCCGCTGAGCCGTCAAGGGTAAACGTGTTAGCACCAGTGTTGGTAATTTCCCAGGTGCCATTTGCATTGGTGTTGCCCGAAACCCCAGTTACCACCACTGTGTCGCCAGTGCTATAACCGTGCGCCGTGCATGTAATGCTGATTGGCGTAGCGTTACTGGCTCCAGTAATTGTCTTAGTCGCTTGCAGCGCCTGCGAAGTCCACACACCAGTTTGCCCCAGGCTTGTAGGGGCTGGACTGCCCATAACGCGGATGGTGTCGCCGGGGACTGTACGCGCTGACGTTGCGCCTGAGGTAGTGCTTTTCCAGCGCCCACCTATGTAGTATTGGCGATCAACTGTTTGGTTGTTCAGTGGAGTGCCGCCGCTTAAGGCAGCAATCGTCAGCGACGTGCTTGACACCCAGGCAGTAATGCTATAAACCACATAACTGCTGCCAGTAAAAATACTTAGATGCTGCCCAATCAGTGAGCCATCATTAGGAAATGAGGCTGTAGCGCTGCTAAACGTCGTACTGGTAATGCGCCCATCGGTGCCTGAAGCCAGCAAATCAAAGCTGCTGCCGGCATAGTTATCGTTGCCGTTCTCAAAGTCAACAAAAAGGGTGGCCATACGCTAGTTCAGGCTGTGTATTTGATCCAAATGTCGCCATCACTGCCACCGCTTGGATCGCTGGTGCTAGTGGTGATATTTCGCAGCCCCGTGCTACTAGAACCGACTCTAGTTGCCGACAGCTCCACAATACTGGCCGTACCAGAGTCTTTCTTGGTGTATAACTTCCCGTCGTATGTATTGAGCGCCAGTTCGCCCAGCTCCAAATCGCCCGTTGTTGGGACCTTGGCCGCTACGGCGGATCGCTTTAGTTTGATGAGGTTTGCCATGTGGCCGTCCGATGAGTGCTATAAAGCTGGACTATGGATCAGAAGGTGCCTCCGTCAACAGTCCCTACTGCGATGGTCACAAAGTTATCACTAGCATCCTTGGTCCAACTCAGGGACGTGTTAAGGCGAATCACACCGTCCGTGCCGTCGGTGCCCCAGATGTAACCAGCCGTGCCGCCAGAGACAATAGCAACCTTTTCATCAGTGCTGGTCGCTGGAATGTTTAGAGCCGTTTTGAACGCGTTAAACGTAATCTTCTTCTCTTTCTGCGCGCTAGATTCACTGGCATCGTGAATAATCAGAAGATCATCGGCACCACTGACACTACCCAGGGTCGTCAGATCGTCGATGGCGGGGACGACCGGCAGTTTAGTGGTGGCGTCGGTAGCGACATGGAGCGTACCGCGATCAGTGGTGATGTGCGGCTCACCAGCTAGCATTCCCGTAGAGGGAAGGTTGGCTTTAAGGCCGCGACGCAGCTGAAGGCGAGCCATAGCTAATTAAACGATCCTCCGTCTACTGTAGCTGCCCAGTCTGCATCGTAGTTTGCCCCTGTTTGTTTGATAAGGACATTACCGGGATCCCCGCCAGTAGGCAGTCCGCTCTCGGTAGTGGGCGGTGGAGCGGCCTCCCATCTGTCATTAGCAGCTACCCAAGTGAGGACATCGCCGTCCTGGGTGCCGCCATTGGCCTCTACATCGTGTAGATCCTGCAGGCGACGGCCTGTGTCCCATCGCACCATGAGGATGCCTTGGGCGGCGCTTGAAACGACCGCAGCTACCGCAAGTTTTAGATTCGGCGCCTGAGGCTCTGTTGCAGTAAAGCCCCCAGGCGTAGACGGATCACACCAAAGGATGGCACCTTCGGCGTACGTTCGCGTATCTACACCACGGATTTTGCCGAAGGTGGTTACGAAACCATCCGCGCCTGAGGCGATACTTTGCGTGGTCACACCCAGGAACACATAACCTGGATACGTGCCATTAGCCACCATGGGCGCCACAAGAAGGCGACCACTATTTCCTAGGGTGCCGGCAAACATCACGGCACGACCCTTGGCAATGGTTGTACCAGTACTGTTGCGACATAGAAGTTTGTGCGCCTGACCCCAGGGGATCGTGACACCGCTTGCTACCCCGAGATCTAGAGTTTGCTCGTCTGCGTTCCAGGTAACTACACCTGGATCCACTGTGGCGGCAGCATTTAAGGCGAACCCTAGGGTGTTAAGTGTCCTGGGGTCAGAGTTCAGATGCCCATAGGGAAGTTGCGACCACAGTGACACTCCGTCACCAATCTTGATGCGCTTGGTATCAGTTTCATAGCCAGGTTCATTAGCTCGAAGGACTGGATTGACAGCAGCCCATTGAGCTTGAGTACCGGCTCGGAAGTGGAGGCGTTGAGGAGCAGTTGTCACGGCGTACCTCCGTCCACAATTGGCGTGTTCACCCAGACTGTACCGTTATTGATAAGGAGATCACCTTGGGCGGGGGAGGTGACGTTTACGTCGGTGAGATCCTGCAGCTCAAACTCCCTGGGGTTGCGACCCACGACGGTGCCATCTGGTGGGATGCGCATCAGCATCAGGTCACAAAAGGCACCGTCGTCTAGACGCATCACTTCGCGAACGGTGTAGTTGACACCATCCACAGCAACAGTATCGCCGTAAACCAAACCGCCAAACAGTGCCGTTTTACAGGTGAGCTTGTAGTCCGTGGTTAGCACCACCCCGTCTGCCACGATTTCGCTAGGCATATCCAAAATGCCCAAGTCAGAGGTGGTGCCGGCAACGACGGGTACACCGAAGTCTGCCAGGAACAAATTCAGATCTTCGGTGAATGCCATGGATCCATGCTAGAGCAAATGGCTTCACCTCATTGTTCCAAAGCCAAGGGTCGGGCTGGGCTTGAACCAGCACTGAGTTCCGATTGTCTCGGCTGCCTCTGCATTGGGCTACCGACCCAGGACGATACTAGGCTAGCTAGTGATCGCCTGCAAAACGGCGTTAGGCAGGCGACGGTCGAAGTAGGCGAGGCGGCGGATGGTGCCGTTAATTGAGGCAGACGCTTGTGCTGTTCCGATAGTTGCTTGCGTGGGAGTCGGAAGCGTGCCAGAGGTATCAGATGTTGTTGCAACCCCACCGTTTGCATACGTATCAAAGTCGTTCAACTGGTACGCTCCGGCAAACTTGCTTGCACTGTTTAGCGGCGCCGAGTTGGCGGCGGTAAATAGGGATGTCTGGACGCTGTTGTTATCAACTACGACGAATTGTCCAGCAGACGTTCCAGTGTGGCCAAGTCTTATCCGCTCTGCCGATGTGGTGTCATCTACTCCAAAGAGGCCACCGCCAGACTTAGGTATTGCATCAGCAAACACCGTCCCCTGACTCTGCGAGTACCACCGGCTAAAATTAGACCCCGTGATCTGAGCGACGTCAGCATTACGGGTGACGGTTGCGCTGGTGGTGGGGATGTAGCTGGTCGGGAAGGCTCCGGCTTCCAGCTGGGCGCCATAGAGAAGGATTCCGCTTGTGCCGTTAGCGGTGATGTTCAGCGCATTATTTCCGCTAACAACCGATACAGCATACGGGATGGAAGTTGTTCCAGCACTCCTAGATAGCGTGCATCTATACCACCCATTACCGACTGATGTAATTGTAGACGTGTTTCCAGTTTCGACTGTACCAACGGTGCCTGTTGAAAGATCAAACCAAGTGCGATGGTTGGTGCCATCAAAGGCGTCGAGAAAAACCCAGGAATAACCGTCTGCTTTTAGGTAAACGCTCCAGGTGTAAGTCGTACCCGAGCTAACCGTTGCAGTTTGCGCAATAAAAGGCAAGCCTGTCATTGCATTTGGTATAAACCTATCGGCAACTGTCAAGCCGTTCGGTGCTGTTCCAGCGTTCGAGGTAACCGTCCCGTTGACTTTATTGTTCCACGCGGCATCATTAAACTCCTCACTTCTTAGCAACAGGTTGATACGTGATTCCTCAATCAACAACCCCAGGCTTTCACCAGTCGTCGGGTCATGGTCAAACCGTGGAGCGCCGGAGATGCTGGATGTGGTCTTGACGTATTCGCCTGGGGTGGTGGAGGCTTCTAGTTGGGCGCCCCAGAGGTAGAGGCCGGAGGTGCCGTCTCCGGTGTAGGTAGTGTTACCAGAGGAAGATAGGTATATTCGGGCAGTAACGGCTGTTCCTGCTCCCTGCGTAGCAGTCACTATGCAACGATACCAGCCACCGGATAAAGGCACAATAGACACGGATACATTTGTCCAGCTGCCACCTGGAGAGGTAGATGTTGTGCCGTTTGTCAGCGTGAACGTTCCGCCAATCAAGGCGGACACGCCATCTGTCATACCGATGAACACTTGGCTGCGCTCGGCGGCCTTGATGTAACAAGAGAAGGTATAAGTGCCCGAAGAGCTTGTGTAGCTTTGTCCAATAAAGTGGTTGTTGCTTGCTGTTGTGTCCTCAACGAGCTTGTCCGCTGTCAAGGTGCCGTCAGGTGCCGCAATAGCATTTGCAACAGAGCCAGAACCGAAAGGCTGTACGCGAGTTTTTGCCCAACTCGCATTATCAAACTCCTCACTCCGTAACAGCAAATTGACCACCGAGTTCTTAATCAGCCCATCGCTACCCACATACGTCCCAACGCCATTACCTCCCCTGGTGAAGTCGATCAGGTTCTGGCCGCTGACGTTATCGTTGAGGCTTTTGCTAGAGGCAAAGCGCAAATCCAAGGTTGGCGTACCAGCCTGGGAGTAGAGGAGATCGTCGCCCGTCCCTGGGGCGCCAGTGATCTTCCAGCTTGATGCTGTGGGCTTTGCCAGCGTCAGCCCCGCCGCGAGCGTCAGGCCCATCAGATCACCTCCGGTTCAGGCGCAGGCTCCTCAACCTCTGGCTCCGGTTCAGGAAGCACAATGGCATCAGCACCTTGATACGCCGGGTTAGGCGATCCATCGGCCAAGAACTTTGGTTCCAGGGCGCCCACGTAGTACGGACCGACCTTATAGGCTTCGGCTCGCTGGCGCAAAGTCTCTACAACGCTGAGCACAAAATAGTCTTCAGCACTGGTAGCTGTAGTAGCACCTGCAGAGACAACCGTTAAATACTCAGCTTGGATAGCTGGCATCAACTCATCAGGCAGTTCAAACGAAACAAGGGCCATGAGTGAATCCTCAAGCGGTGGTGGCTTTGATGACGACAAAAGCGAGGACAATAGCCTCACTTAGGGAGCCAGCCGTGATATTACGCACATTCACACTGGCAGAGCCGGCAGCGGTCTGTGCATTTAGCAAATAAGCACCAGCCGTACCAGCAGAGACGTGATTCAAAATAAGCACGTCGCCTGCTGCAATCTGAGAATTTGTCAAGGTAAAACTGACCGTTGTACTGGCGGCAAGGGCAGCGTTATTAAGCGTGATCTGCCCACACTGCGTATTCAACGTCACCCCTGTAGCTTTGCTCGTGGCTTGCGTTACTGTGCCTCCAGCACCAATGCCATAACCAAAAGGCAGTGTAAAGCGAGTGCCACTACTAGAATCAAAGGTTGTGTTAGAGCCAGCAACGGCGCCGCTCAGGTTATACAACACCTGACCAGAAGCGCCCCCCACTAAGGCGACAGTCCCTGTGGCATCGGGGAACGAAATCGTCCTATTGGCAGTAGGAGTAACCGCCTGAAGAGTTGTGCTGTACGTTCCACCGTCGTCAAGGTTGATGTCACCACCAACGCCGAGTTCTTTGGCGGTATCGTCCCAGGTAAGGTCAGCGGATGCTCCGAAAGCATTGCTGTCGTTGTACTGGAGCTGCGTGTCTGCGCCTGCCGGTTGCCCAGTACCGCCCTGCACGCCAGGGACAGCCACTGCCACCTGTACGGCAGCCTGGGGAATTACCGATAGCTGGACGACGCCCGTGCTAGTCATGCTCAGTTCCGCGAGTAGGTACGCTCAACCGTTGCGACGCCCTTGAGGAAATAATAACGCTGGCCCCCAGTTGCGGTGAAACTTACGTCGTAGCCGTAACGCCCGGGCTCTAGGGAGGCAGAAGTAGAAGGAGGCACCGTTAGCGACACCACACCATTTGCTGCATCAGACAATGCGCAAACCATCGTGGCCTCTTGGGTATTGGTTAGTAGGCCGTAAATGTCTGCATCAATGGTGTAACCCGTTAGGTTCATTGGCGTAGCTACATAGAACGTACCAGTAGCACTGCCGCTTAATGCCACTTCGCTACCACCGGATGTAGCAGACACCTTGAAGGCTCCTGTAGTCAACCCAGAGGAAATGACGTAATAGACCCTATTCAGCTCTAGTCCGCATGGCACACTAAGCTCTTGGCCTGTTAGTGCTGTACCTGTAAAGACAACCTTGTCGCCCGCAGTAAGACCGTGACAATCACACGTAAACGTACCAACGCCAGCAGCTACGGTAATGCTATCCAGGGTCTGTCTATCCTCGGTCACACGCAGAGACGTAGACCACGTGGCATTTTGCAGCAGCGTGATGTCGTAGCTAGCGGGATAGATCATGAGTAGAACAGGCGCACACCAGTCACATTCTTACTCCCGCGCATGGGCTCACGTCTGGTGCTGCTCCACTCTAAATCACCAAGGCACGAAGAAAAGCCCAGGTTGCCCTGGGCTCTATGCGCCTATGTTTACGCCGCTCAGGCGTACTTCTTGGCGGCCACAGCGTTAATGCTGTAGGTATGGGTTGAGGTGCTGGTGGTGGACACTGCCTTGATCCAGCGCTTGGCGGCACCCTTGGGGAACACCAGGTACTGCTTAGAAGCAGACGTGGACACTTGCGCAAAGGCGACAGCAGCGGAAGCCTGCTCCGTACCACCCAGGTTGAACACCGTGGTGATATCGCTGTAGCTACCGCCCTCGGTGTCGCTGGACTGCAGCTTTACGGCAAGGGTGGAAGTGCCACCGGCTTCAACATCAAGGATGACAATTACGTCACCCTCGTACTCCTGCATATCAACAGCGGTGCCGTTGAGGTTGGAAGTGCGCTGGGCAGTAGGGGCAAAAGCAACGTGCGACAGTTTGCTCAGGCCCGTGGAAAGGATGGCCATGGGTTACTCCTGGGGGGAAGTGGTGGACTTGCTGCGCCGCGAACGAGGAGCGGGCGCTTCCTGGGGGCTGGGTTCCTCGGAGGCAGGAGGCGCTGGGGCGTCTACCACCTTGGCTTTACCTGTACCAATCAGGAGATTGGCGTCGGCAACATTGAGTTCAAGCAAGGAACCCGCCGCAGCGAGTTCCCCGTTGATCATCACGTTGCGCAGAATCTCAACGTGCATGACTACTTAGATCAGGTGCCGTAGCAGAAGGCAGCAGGCTGCTTCACTGCAACGTCCAGATCCTGGTGAGCGATCACGCGGACGGTGCCGGCGGTGGCGCCCGCATAGGGGTCAACCATCAGGTCCAGACCACTCCACATGCCCATGATCATCATGGAGAAGTCGCCGAACAGCGCATCGTTGTTGAGGAGCTGGTTGGAGACGATCACCGGATAGCCGTTGATCTCATCGTTTTCGTACACGAAGCGGGCTTCGGTGCCGACGATGCTGGTGCTCTTCAGGGCGCCACGGGCGGAGGCGTTGATGATGTAGCGCATGGCGCCAGCATCAGCGTTGGCCGCTGCCACATCGGTCTCCATGCCGATGTACTCGGCAAAGGTGCCGTAGGTGGTGATGGTCTGGCTGCCGATACCAGTGGTGTTGACGAGACCCAGGGGCTGGTTGCTCGAACCGGTGCCGTAGATGGC